ATAATTCAAATTGAAAAGGTTATCCAATGCTAATAATCTCGAATAAAGCGTTGGATAGATCGTACCTTCAGCATTTACTCGAGCATCCACCACTTCGTTAGGAGAATCACCGCCTGAATGAAGCACGAGATTATCAATACGACTGTTCGTTGATTTGTCTTGATCAGATAGTTTCTTTTCAAGATCATTGAGGTAGTCAATATTTTTATTAAATTTCTCTTTCCATTCCGTAGAGATACGGTTACTGATTAATTTTAATAACCCCATCAAATCACTCCTTTCTGTGCCATTTCAGCGAGTATCGATGTCATTGTTTTCTTTGTGTTGCTCAATGTGATTTCTGGTGGCTTATTTGGTATCGCTGGATACGTCTTGATTCCTACCACTTGAATGTACGTATTGATATTCAAAGGTTCATAAATGAATGGGACGTGATCGCCTTTGTTGGGACTGATTTTCCATTTCAACGTTACAGATCCCGAAATACTTGGATAGTCTTGCAAGTCTGTCTTTAACCGCTCGAGCATGTTCCCTGATACGGTATACCGTTCGTCTTTAACAGGATCTTGTATCCTGATTCCCCACTTCTGTGATTCTGTACTTGTGTAAGTGATAGGAGTAAATCTATAGTCACTATCTTTAGGATTCTCAGTATTTGCTCCATCCTTCAATTTTCCATAGCCTTTGATTTGTGTTTTTAGACTGTACGTATCAATATCGAATGACACTTCATCTGTATTGTATTTATAGCGAATCTGTTCTTCCGTCTGCTGGCCGTACTCACTGGCAGGATAGAACGTTAGATGTTTATTATTCGGAATCACGACTGCATTATAGTCAGACAGAATCTCATTGATCAGCTTCAAATAATTCGCATTACCGAAGTTTTCTTGTTCGACTGTAAGGAATTTCTTTTTTGGATCAATGACTTCCCATGTAAAGCCGCGACTCCCTGCACTAAATACATGCGTGAGTAACTGGCTAATAGATCTCGCACCAGTTACTGTATCGTACTGATAACCATCTTGAACGGTGTAATAGATATGTGTCGCAACTACTTGTTTCGTCAACAATTGTCCAAGTGCTTTGCGAGTCATTTCTTTGATCACAAATTCCTGTCCGTTGTAGAAGACAGAAGACTCGTATTCGACTAAATCAAATACTTCTTGATTCAACGAATTGCTGGTAACGGTAAAGCCAATCTCCCACGTTTCATTTTGTTGCCAGTTTTCATAAAAAGAACCCTTGTCATAACCGACAAGGATTTCTTCTTTGGTTTGTTCATAATTTCGAATAATTAAATCAGTCACTCAATCACCTACTTATATAAGAAACGGAAATCCCATGAAGATTTCACGCGAGTAATATTTTGGATCTCGATTTCATTGGCTCCCTCAACCAAATTGATTAGGCCATGATTCGTATTGATCCCACAACTTACACCGTTCAATTTTGGAATCACGCCATCCAAGACTAATGTCTGTCCGAGATTCGTAGAAAGTGATGGATAGTAAATAAATCGATCACCAGTCGTTTTATTGAAAATCGTCACATTTCCTTCTGATTCTCCTTCTAATACGATCCGCAGATAATGTTCACGTGGATCAATTTCAAAGCTTCCAGCATTGTAAATAATGAAGTGACTCGTCTGATGCGTGTACTTGTAATCTTCCGCCACTAGACCTTGCGAGAATTGCCATTCTTCCTCTAGATTGAAATCCGTTAAAGTGGTTGCGATGGATTCAGCACTCCCCGATGGAATATTAAAGGTTATTTCTATCGTAGAATAATCGTTCTCTTCCTCAGTAATTTCGAAATTTGTTGGATTTACTTTAAATCTTTTTCCTGGACTTAAATCATAGGAAATGTAATATTGATAACCAACAAAAATCAGCTCATAGAACTCTGTTAATAGCAGTTCTTTATCATGCTTATTTTTGTAAAAGATATCAAAAGTCAGCACTAATTCAAAAGGACGAAAACTAGCATTAGCTTCTCTGCTACCGTTCGCCCCTTCAAAATCTTCGTAATTCACTTCATACACTGGTGCTTGACGTTTGATTTCTTTACATACAATTTTTTCTTTTCTTTGCGGATCAAACAACTTCCCATTTTGATTGAACTGTAATTTGTAAAACAATTATCAAACACCTCCATTCGTATATCGAAGTTTATTCAAATCAGAGCCCATATAATGATTAGCAGCTTGCCCAATGTCAGAAGACTTGAGACTTAAATCTTTTCCAAGAATCGCTCTAAGAATCATCATTAACTCATTATGCTGTTTTTGTTGCTGTTTAATCAAAGTTACAAGCTCTGCTGAATTATCAGCTGTATTTGTAGTGTTGGAGCGTTTCTTGTCATCGCCAGAAAGGAAAGCTAATGCTTGGCCCATCAATTCAATAGCTCTTGTTTTTCTTGTCAATGGAATAACCATTTCTGGTTTATTTCCTTCTCCTGCTCGATATAGTCCGTCTTTGGTAATCAATCCGCCATTGGCATATCCATGTCCTTTCCCGATAACTTGCAACATACCTGCAACTCCGTAACGTTTCTTAGCATAATTGATTGCTGCTAGCATGTTATCAAATCCGTTCATAATATTTCCGTGACCAGGAAAAGCGTTAGCTGCAAAAGTTCCGGGTTTCGTTTGAAGTAATCCTGTTGCATTGCCTTCAGCAAGCCCATCATTGCCGCCGATCGCTTTCTCATTACCACCAGATTCCGTTTGGATTTGGGACATCCAGGCATTTATATAAGCTGCTGTAGCTGGTAATCCATTCATTTTCAATGCTTTAGACACATAAGAACGCCAGCGTGCAACACCACTTCCTCCAACTCCTCCATTGAATATATCGCCAGACCCCATCGAACCGTTTAAATGAATATGATCGAAGTGATCGCCATCTGGCCAATTCGTCCATTGTCCGCTTGACCCTGTTCCAGATAATCCCATGCGGTCACGTACACGTCCATTCGTAATGACATACGCAATTTTTGAAGGGAATTTTTCAAAAGCGTAATTAGCTGCTGCTGTATATCTCGGATCTCCAGATATACCTGGATAAGCCAAGTCTATAGCTTGCCGTTTTCCGTGATAGTAAGCATCTCCTGCTCGATATCCAGAAGTTACTGTAAGTCCGGGGAACTTACCCATTACTTTCTGTGCAACATCAACTAAATATTGATAAACACCATTGGCATTTACTGCACCATCAAAATTGCCATGAGTGAAGAATTCACTTAATTTTGATTGAAGCATTGTATTTGCAGCTTTAGACATTAATGACGTTCCTGATTTAGTCATATCAAGCCATGGTTCATTAATGTCTGAAAAGTCAACTTTGCTAGTTAAGAATTCTAACATTCTTTTTTCATCATCTAACAAATCAACAATATCTAAATTGCCAATACCTTTTTCGTAGTGTGGAATATTTAAACGTTCCTTTAATTTCTTTGTTAAAGAAGCATTTAAGACCTGAGCACCTTTAGGCAAATTAACAAGAAGGTCTCTACCTTTGGCAATAAAACCACGTCCATCTGGCATCTGAACATATTCTTCGTGAACTAGGCCTTTTTGATCATTAATCATAGCAAGTCCACCAGGATGTCCATCAGTTCCCTTAGCGTATTGTGGAATTGGCCAGTTTCCGATATTCTTACTTGACTCGACTTCCTTAAGCACATAGTTAACTCCCGATATGACGCCATTAACCCCTTTGCCCATACCACCAACCATTGTATTAGCGACATTGTTCATTGTTGTAGAAAGAGAATTACCTAACGAATTCATTCCGTTTATTAAAGATTGCAACAAGAATGTCCCTGCATTGTAAAAACCACCACTTTTAGAACGAAGATTGTTAATCGAATCGTTACCAAGCTGATTTACACGGGCTATGAATGATCCATACAATGAATTCCAACCATTAAGATTATTTTGCTGCCACGTTCGGCCATTGTTGTACATAGGAGTGTTGTAGTTTCTAAGCGTGACCATTGCTTGATTACAAAATGAATTGATCGTAGAAATAAATGTCCCAGTTAAACTATTCCATCCATTCAGTAAGTTCTTATTCCATGCTACTCCTTGCGTATAATTAGGATTGTTTTGAAGTTTTAGCGCATTGAGATAGTTTGTAATAAAAACCATTTCACTATTCATATATTGAGGAACCGCTGAGTTCCAACCATTCATTAGATTAGTTAACCATTGAGCTCCAATTCCTAGATACTGATCTGATTTTTCTGAAAGACTGTCCGGAATAATCGGATCAGCAACTTTTGTTTCATCTGATAGTTTAGTATCTTTAGCATTAGTCGTTCCTGCCATCAGTTGAGTTCTCAATACCGTCGTTAGCTCGTTAATAGCTAAAATTAAAGCATCTAAGTTTAGCGTAGATGAAACCGTCGTTATGTTTCCTATACCATCAGCATATTTAGGCACTAGACGTTTAGTTTTAGTGGCGTTCAGAACTTTCGAACCTCTTGGTAAGTCTAAAACGACATTACGTCCTTTAGGTATAAAAGCTTCTCCGCTTGGCAAGGTTATAAGCTCTTCATAAGTAGGTCCTTTTTGATCGTTTACCATAGCTGCTCCGCCAGGATGGAAGTTCGTTCCTTTAGCATTAGGCATAGGACCTATAAAGTCAGCTGATACAGTTTTAGTAATTTTATCTGGTATTTTTGTTTGGAAGATGTTGAACGCTTCAAATGCATCTTTAGCAGCTTGTGAAGCCTCATCGTGTCCTACTGCAGTTTTATCATTAGGAAAAATATTTTTGTTGTAATTCTCTATAGAGCTTTTAGCCCCACTGATTGCCTCTTTTAAATTAACGTTATCTCCATATAGAGTTTTAAGAAGTGGCATAACTTTGTTATATTCTTCTACACTTACAGTCCCGTCTTTCACTTTAGCCAGTAAATCAATATTATTACCAAGCAAGTTTTTAACTGTGTCTGGAATTGCTTTCCATGCATTCCATGATTCTTCTGAAGCAAATATTTTGTTTGCTAAGTCAGTATTGTCAGCTAACATATATTTTTGATTATCCGGTAATTGAGTCCATCTTCCGTATATTTCTTCTGAAGATAAAACAGTGGTAGCTAAATCTTCGTTATCTGCAAGTAATCTTTTCTCATTATCAGGAAGGTTTACCCATTGATTCCACATTCTGTCAGATGATAAAAGAACCTCTGTAAATTTAGTATTATTAGCTGAAAGAAACTTTGCATTAGATGATAACTGATTCCAACGTTTAAACATTTCTTCGGAATTAAAAAGTTTTGTAGAAAAATCTGAGTTATCTAATAACAATTCTTTTGTGGGGTTATCTAATTGAGCCCAACTATTTAATTTTTCTTCTGATCCATCGATAGCATCGTATACTTTATACGCATTCAAATCTAAATCTTTCACTTGAAGTTTGTAAGTATCCCATAGTCCCAAATTCATGAGAGTTTCACCCATAACTTCAGGAGTATTTGAAGTTAGGATTGCTTCTTTAGAAGGAATATCTAACTCATTCCATTTACCAGCATTTTCTAAAGCCTTGTATACATTTTTAGAACACTCATCTTCTAATAATGCTTCTTTTTCTTTCCATTCCATATCATCCCAATAGCCATTTTGTACTGCCGCTATGGAAATGACATCTTTTGCATTCGTTGTTAGTTTCGCATCATGAACAACAGGTTTCAGTTCATTCCATTTAGTGAAATCCTTCGTTGCTTCATTCACTACTTCTTGTACATTAGTTTTTACTTTTCCTGTTTTTTCGTCTAAAACTAAGCCATTCCAAGTTGATCCAGCATGCGTAGCCTCATCAGCTACCATACCAAGTTGTTCTGCATTTTTTTCGGCATTATCTGCTATTTCATCCGATGTTTTCCTCGCTTGGGCTAAAATCTTTTCATTACTTTCGAGAAAAACTTTTGTATACTGACCAGTATTGTCCATAGCAGCTGCCGTTTTGCTAAATAATTGACCATTTGATAAACTCACTTCGTTAATCAATTGTGGATATTTATTTGTTATAGCAGCTATTTGGCTATCGAATCCTTGATTTGTAGTTTTGATGTAATCATTCATTTCATCTTCTAATGCATCAATGAATTCTTTGCTTACTCCCTTTTCCTTTAAAGCCGCCTTTTTTTCTTCAAGCATTTGTCTATAATTTTCGGTAGTTGCAGCTTTTTGTTTCGCTAAAGATTGTAACCACGTCTTCGCTTCTTCTTCTGTAGCCTGTGCAACATCACCATTCATGGCTGATAGTATCTTTTTTCTGTCTTTAGCAGAAACATCGAGCGTATCCACATACGCTTGAGAAGTTCCTTTCATTAGATCCTGTATCTGTTGTAGTTCTGAAACAGTTAAATCTCTGTTCTGATTTGCGGCTCTTTCTCTGATTTTTTTTATTTCTTCATTGTTATCTTTTATTTTAGAAAGAGATTGCCCTAAGGTTTCTTCTTCTGATTCAGCTACTTCTTTCATAGCATCCTGAACTGATTGAGGTAGCCCTTTTAGTGCATCGTCTAATGCCTTTATTCTACCTGTTAAAGATGTTTCTAAAGATGTTCCAGCGGTTGCGAAATTAGCCGCCATATTATTCGCATCATCAACAGTAAACCCCTCTTTGAGAAGCACGAATTGACCATTTGCACCTTCAATATTCTTCTGTACTCCGTCAAGAGTACTATCTATTTCCTCACCGACATCTGTTCCCCATTGCTTTACTCTTTGCGAGGAATTCCATGCTTCTTCACCAAATAATTTCCATGCTCCATAGCCAACTGCTAGTGCGCCACCAACGCCAACAATACCAAGCAGAGCAGGACCTAATAAACCTAGTGATGTTGTCATTGCACCTATTCCGCTGGCGCCCGCAGCAGTACTTGCAGCACTAGCTGTTTTTCCCATCATAGGGACTAACCCGCCAATACCTCCAGCTCCTGCTGTCTTTGCAGCTGCAGCACCAGCTGTTGTTACCGACGATGCAAAGGCATCCATAGCCTTCTTTTCTGCTGCTTTCGCCGCTAAATCAACAAGGCTTTTCGTCAATCTTCCAGTAGTTGAAGTAACTTTACCTATTACTGAAGTACCAGTTCCTAAAAGCTTCAGCGCTGGACCAGCTGCTGCTGCTAATCCAACCCATTTGATAATGTTTCTTTGTTGAACATCACTCATAGCTGAGAAAGCTTTCGCCATATTCCCTAAGTTTTTTATCAATGGTTTCGATACATTTAGACCATCACGCAACGCGTCTACAAATGGACCTCCAAGATCGATTGCTGTATCAATCACTTCGTTTTTCAACATCTTTAGCTTTGATTCAGTTGTTTCGTATCTTTTATTAGCTTCATTTGTTAAAGCTGTATTTTGTTTCCATGCGCCGTTTCCTTTTTCAATTGCTCCTTTGAATATGTCGCTAGCATTTGCAGCTCTCAATAAACTGTCGCGTAGTCGAACTTCTTTTATATCCATGTCATCCAGAACTTTGATTGCTGAAGTCCCATGTTTTTCTGAATCTTTCAGCCCTTGAATGAACTTGATGATTGCTTCTGAAGGATCACTCTTGAACAACTTCTGGAATTGTTCACTTGTAACACCTGCCACATTCGCAAAATTTTCAAGCGAACTTTTCGAATTGTCCGCTTCTTTATACATTTTCTTTAAATCAGATGAAGTGAATCCCATTTGCTCTGATACTGCTTTTAACGATTTTCCACCGTCTCTCACAGCATTTACTAAATTAACCCACGGAACACCTTGTTCTTCTGCCATCTGCTTCAGCTGATCAAAAGCGCCAAATCCTTTTTCTACAGCTAGCTGCATCTGGATCATGACCTTCGAAAAGGCAGACCCACCCGCTTCAGCTTCGACACCAACAGAAGATAGAGCAGTAGCAAATCCTAGAATTTCGCCTTGGCTCATTCCAATCTGTTTACCAGCACCCGCTAACCGCAGTCCCATTTCAGTGATTTCTGATTCGGTTGTAGCAAAATTGTTACCTAAATCAACAATGACTGATCCTAATTTATCAAAGTCTTTTTGAGACATTTGGGTAATATTAGCAAATCGTGCTAAAGAAGTTGCCGCAGTTTCAGCCGACATATTAGTCGATTCACCCATGTCTATCATCGTTTTAGTGAAGCTAACTACGTTTTCAGTCTTTATACCTAATTGCCCAGCTGCTTCGGCTACATTTGCTATTTCTTGATGGCTACCAGGTAATTGAGTGGAAAGATCACGCAGACCTTTCTCTAAGTCGCTATAGGAATAAACTACGTTCCCATTCGAATCTACAACTTCATCATTTGTCTTTTTTACTCCTGCAAAAGCACTTTCCCATGAAATAGCTGCACTAGTAACAGCAGTTGCACCTGCCACTATTGGAGCTGTTACTCCAACAGTTAGAGCAGATCCTATCCCAGAAACGCCTTTACCAAAGGCTTCAATTTTTTTCCCAGAATTAATCAATACATCAGAATTAGCTTTTAGTTTCCCCGTAAACCCTTCCGTTTCCACTTTCATCCGAGCAATCTGTCCAACAGTTGTTTTCATCTGAGATTCGTAACTTGCTGATCTAGCTGTTGCTTGATTCAATTGATTAGCGTATTTAGCAGTCGAAGCAGTAGCGTTTCCGTTAGAGTCAAAACTATCCTTATAAGCCTTAGTGAGCAATTCTACTTGCTTTTCATTTGCTTGTAGAACTCCGCCTAAACCATTGTATTTTGCTTGTAAAGCACCGAGAGAATTTCCTGAAGAGTTCATTACTTGCATCTGTGATTTCATTGCTTTCATTTGATGGTTAACAGCGTTTTTAGCTCCGGCTAGACCTTTTGAAAAAGCTGAACTGTCTAAGTCTAGTTTGATAATCATATTGCCTAAAGGTTTTCCATTTGCCATATGTTTACCTCCTCTCTACATGGATTTCAAGAAGTCTTTAAGATCAACTTCTTTTTGTTTCTCTTTCTTAGGCGAAGTGCACGCAATTTTCATCATCATTTCAAAGGAATTATCTTCTATGTCAGATAGTGACCATCCCGCTTTCACTAACTCTCTGCATAGGTTTAAGTACATTTCTTCTGCTTCTTCGGGTGTTACTTTTTTGCGTCTGGGTCTGGATTACTTTCAATCCCCATTACTTCTCCTAGGATGTCGTCCAATGTGCTCATTACCTTCTCAGATGGTAAGCCATCAAGAATTTGTTCAGCTGTCAATTTGCTATCCCTGAAGATACCTACAGCAAAATCCAAATAAATGTCTAAACGATTCCAAATCATTACTCCGTCTTCATTTAGCTTTTTGATTGTTTCTAAAGCTTTTCGATAATCTTTCCCTGTTGTGTCTATGTTTTCATAGACTTTCTTTCCTGATTCTTCTTTCAATTCAATTCTTACTTTTGCCATTTAGATTCCTCCATTATTTTCCAAATAAAAAAGCTAGTCCGAAGACTAGCCCGCTGCTTTTTCAATAACTGTAATAGTACATTTTGCTACTTTACCGCCATCCGTAGTAGTAAATGAAACTTCTGTAGTTCCGCCAACTTCAGCGTCTGTTTTTACTGTAACGTTGCCTCCAGTAACCGTAGCTACAGCTGTATTCGAACTGCTCCAGCTTCCTGTTTTGTCTGTTGCATTTGCTGGTGTTACAGTAGGAGTTAATTTTAAGGTTCCGCCTTGTTCAACTTCAGCTGTCGTTTTATCCAACGTCACACCAGTAACTGAAATTGGAAGAGTGGTGAATGCAGGAATATCTACTTTTACTGATTCTTGACCTCCGACCACACGCGTAGCTTGATAATCTCCTTTAGCAACTTGAGTATTTGCTGCAATTCCAGTAATAGAAAGTGGACTTTCACCCTCTGCGACTTTTGTAAATTCAGTACCATTTTTTTTATAGATTTTAAATGTATCTGGCATAGTTATCCTCCTAACTTAATTCAACTGTTGCCCCATTAATAGTGGGAGTGATTGCTCCAACAACGGGGCTAGTTACTCCCCCGCTGCAGGAAATACCATCTCTTTCAAAGCAGTAATAGAAGCTTCTTCGTCTCCAACATATTTTGCGACTGTTTGGCCTTTAGCATCACCTTCAACATCATTGGCAATCGCTGAAAATACATATTCTTCTGCTTCTGGTTCGAAAGCTTCATTTGTCGTAGTGTTAAGATTAATAGATTCACGACTGAATTTTCCTTTGAACATCGCAAGCATTGCTGTATCACCGTTCAAATCCTCCGATTCCATCAAAATTGCACAATATGGTGGCTCAGTATCTTCTCCCAAGAAGCTGATTTTGTTTGTATCGGTTTTGTAACCAAGAATTTTGTCATTTACTTCTGTTGGTAAATCTAACAATCCAAAAGTAGCTGAAACATCGCCTGTTCCTTTTTGAGAGACATAGTAAGCGATGTTCGATCCGTAAACTTTTGATGGTTCTTTTGATAGCCCACTGATTTCAGCAGATACAGTTGCTCCTTCGTCTTGTTTGCCTTCAATTACATATAGATTTGCTGCTGGAATCTTCCCTGTGCTGTCAAAGACCCCGATTGTCATTTTTTTGAATCCTACTAAAGTCATAAAATTTTCCTCCTAATTTTGGGTAATAAAAAAAAGACACGTTATTTTCGTGTCTTAATTTCTAATATTTGGTATCGTAAATTTTTGTATTTCCTTCGTAACGACGCGCGTCTACAAAGCGTTTTGTTTCAGAAAAGTATTCATCTAACCCTTGCCCGGAAATTTGGCCAAAGCCTAGTTTTTTCATCTCTTTTTTTATCTCATATTGAATCTGCTTACATGTTGCTCTATATTTCGATTCAACGTCAATCTGTATCATATGCTCCACAGAAAGCTCTTTGTTACTTCCGTGGTACGCTTCGTTAGGTGTGTCTACAGGACGAATTGTGATCATTGGACCTGTTTTATCGGCGGTTTCAGGTTGCTCATAAAATTTAATACGGTATTGCTCGGTATTCTCGTTGTAGGTCATTGAATGAATATACTCATTCAAACAAAGAGCCTCATAAATGATATTAAGCATATCTTTCATAAACTCTTTTTAACCTCCTCCCCTACAGCATCAAAGTACAACGGCTCGGAATTCTTAAGCGATTTTGTTATTACACCAAATCCTCTCGGTCTAATTTGTTTGCCTTTTCGTGTATAGCCCCATTCATTCAAATGAATGATTCTATATCGTTGATGTGGACCATTCCAACCGATTTCAGCTTCTGCCTTGTAATCTCTATACGTAGCGTTCTTGCGAACAACCTCATCGATCGTATAACCTTTGTCTTTAAAAACGGTCATGTCCGTTTGCAACTGTTTTTCTACTTTTTCAGCGCCAACATTGATTGCTTTTTTTGTTAATGTCTTAGTTTTCTTTTCTCCAAACTTTTTCTCTAAAGCTTGGATTGTTTCTTGAACGCCTTCAAACTTTGCGTTACTCATCGTTTATCACCGCTAATAAAAGTGTGACAAACTCATTCGAGGCTAAATCATGTCGTACTTCCACGATATTCCATCTGAGTCCGGAGTATCGGTAATCAATTATTTCTGCGAAATCTTTATTGTCCGGAGTATACTTTTTTCTCGGATCACGCATCACCAGAGTGACAGCCAACTTACTATCTAATCCATTCAAAACTTCAAGGTCCTTCATTGATGGATCGTATATTTCAGCTCTTGTTTTATACAATATTTTTTCCTCATCATTACCGGGTTCAGGCCCATTTGAAGGTTTATATTGATAAAAGAAAACTTTTGTATTTAATTTTCTTGTACTAGACCTTTTCAGTGAACTCACCTTCTTTGAATACTTTATAACTCGCTTTGAGTTGAAGAATAAGAGAGTTGAACCCTAGGTCATACTCTCTTAAACCCCCAGTTGCATTCGCTGTTTCAATGGTAGCTGAGCGTGCATGATAGTAATGATCCGTCAGCATCAAGATAGAAAGGTTTAAAAGATCTGTGTAATCGTTGTCTGTTTCATAAAAAGAAGGCTTATCTTGTCCGATAGCTCCTTTGATGTATGCAATAGCAGCTGCCGCAGATCGTTTAATACCGGTATTATCGTCAGAAAAATCTTCACGAATCGCCTCTTTGATTTCTTCTAAATCTTGTTCATTTTTAGGATCTAGAATCATGAATACACCGCCTAACTAAGTTCGATAGTTGCCCCATCTGCAGTCGGGGTCACTTTCCCGACGACTGCCGGGGCTACACTTTTTTTATCGTAGCTAGACGGAATGCTGACGCTAGTTTGATTTGATGATCGAACCATGCTGTGACAACAAACAAATTAACACCTGTTTTCACGTCTTTATCTTGTTCGTACGTCGCACCGATATCGTAGTTAAAGTGTGAGTATGAAAAATCTCCGATAACAGGGGTAACAGCAGCATCAGTAAAGATTACTGGTTTACCTAAAATTTGTTCAGGTTGTGCTGTATAAAGAGTGGCACTTCCGTTAGCTAGGGTTTCGATGATATTTAAATAATCGGCATATTTCATCATGATTTTTGCATTTTCACGATAGTCTTCGTGTAGATCAGCAATAGCAGCTTTAATTGCTTTGTATAAATCTTCACCTTCGACTTTTTTAATGTTTACTTCCGTTTCGTCATAAAAACTCATATGTTCTTCGCCAGTTTTAGGAGTTGTAGCAAACGCAACTTTACGCTCTTTTGCAGCTACACCAGACTGTAAATTACGCTCTACGGTTGAAACTAAATTCGTATTTGTTCCAGCTAAGATAGTTTCAGAAATACCAGTAAAAACTTTAAACTTATGACGTCCAAAAGCTACTGTATCCCCTTTTGCTTTCAGTTCTTTTGCTGTCTCCATATCTGCAATAAAATCATCATCATCCAATGTGAAAGAAACTTTTGGAATTTCTAGATTAGGAATATTTGTGATAGCTGAAACATCTCTTAATGGATTTTTTACAATCGGTTCAGAGATAATGTCGGTAGCTACTGTTTTAGGTAAGAATTTCCCACCTTTTGATGCATCATCATTGCCTAATACTTGTAAAACATCTGATGGAACAGCTTCTTTTGCAATGGTTTTGCGAATCAATTCTGCTTTTGCATCAATTACTTTTTGTTTAGGATTTTCAGAAGTAGTAAATTGTCCTTTTGACAAATTAGCCTTTTGTTCTGCTTCCATTTGGTCGTGTTGAGTTTTGATAATATCGAAACGTTGCTGTAAATCATCTTTTGATTTTTGCATTTGAACTAACTCTTCAGCGCTCGTCCCTGGATCTGTTGCTTTTTGCATAATCGTATCGTTTTGTTTTTGAATTTGCTGTCCTAATGTAGCTAAATCTTGTTTTAATTCATACAGTGTTTTCATTTATAATCCTCCTAGAATTGTGCCTATCAAGGCTTTGTTTTGTTTTGCATGTTCAACGATTTTTTCTATTTTTTCTTGGTCTCTCGAGTCTTCTTGTCTAGAGTCCAAAAGTTTTTCTGGAACTTTTTGATACGTTTCAAACAGTTTTTGACTGATTGAAGCTGCAACTTGATTAGCTGACTCAACCACATCGCAAAGACCGTAATTGTATGCTTCTTGAGCAGACATCCAAGTTTCTTCGTCCATAATTTGTTTTATTTTTTCTTCTGTTAACTTTTCACCAGCTTTTGCTAAATACGTAACTACAGAAGATTCAGCTATTTTGTCCAAATCATCTGCTTGTTTACGTAGCGCTTTGGCATTTCCCATTGAAATTGTCCAAGGATTGTGGATCATTAACATGCTGTTCTCAGGCATAATGACTTCATCACAGCTTGCTACAATCACACTGGCAATTGATGCCGCTAAAGCATCCACATGAGCTACAACACGTGCTTTGTGCTGTCGCAACATATTTCCAATTGCAATTCCTTCAAAAACAGAACCACCTGGTGAATTTATGTGAAGATTAATCTGGCTAACTTCTCCAAGCTCCTTCAAATCTTTTTGAAAACTTGCTGCAGTAGTGTCTGTGTCGTCCCATTTGAAGGAGACAATTTCTCCAAATATAAAAACATCTGCTTCATTTTGATTAGCAGACTGTTTGCATTCCCAAAACTTTTTCATTTCAACCCTCCTTTCAAGGCAAAATAAAAAAGACCTAACTATTTTTAGTTACGTCTGTTTCACTAGATTTATTCGATTTTCTTAATGTTGGATCCATTTCTTGCGGATACATATCACCTGAAATCCATAGATCAGCAGCTTTTCCACCTCGTGGAGGCATTTCTTCTAACATTCTTGCCTCGTCAGGAGACATCCAACCATCGCGTATTCCGCCATGGTAAAACTTTTGACGTGCATCACTGTCTCCACGAAGTAATCCCATCATGTTAAATTTAAAATAATAACCTTTTATTCTTTCGTTTTTTTGAAGTATTTTCTTATTAAACTCTCTTTCATATTGCTTCACAATCGGAGTAAGTGTCATATTAACGAATAGTTGCATCAACTGTTCATTTGATGAGAAGCTGCTACTGTCAGAGTTCAAGAAAATACTAGGGACGTTATAGACATTAGCAATACGGTCTCGAGTAATTTCTTCAGTGATCTTCATATCAGTTGCTACAAAGTTCCGTTTCATTTCTTCAATAGCCACACCTGGTTCTTGAAAGAGCACGCCACCGTTTTCTTCATAGAAACGTCTAAAATCTTCCACTACGGCTTTTCTTTTTTCTTCATCAACGCTAGTGGCATAAGTTAAAATGAATGAATCTCGTAAGGATTGCATTTCTTTTAAAGAAAATTCACGAACCGCTTTATCAAAATCATTTGAATTTTTCAATACTTGGATTGGACTTATTCCCTTCCAATTACCATTTCCCGCTATATGTCGTACATGAATAACATCAGTATTATGAAAATAAAAAGTTTTACCATCGTTATTCACTTGGTACCATAATTCTTTACTATCCTGTTCAATTACTGGCTCAACATAGTTTGGATTGAAAGGGACCAATGTATCAAATTGCCCTCTAAAATCTCTAATAATCAAAGCATAGCCGTTTCCATTTGTATTCCTGCTAACTTCAAGTACATTAATTATTTGGTCCAAAGTTTGATTTTTGTTAGGAAAATATATTAATCGGTCCATAGACTCATCAAATTGTTGATCGTAATTCAGATATTTTTTGAATGGTAGACTAGACAATGTATTACTTAAACGAGATACGACCGAAAAAATATTTTCATTGGTTTCAAGAGTTGAATTTTCTATTCCAAAAAAAGTTTTACCAAACCAAGCCTTGAAATTACTACTAGTTGAGTAATCTTTTATAATTGCCTGTTTGATAAATTTTGGAGTTACTCTATTAACCACTTTTTGAAACTTATTCATTATTTACCTCCCCTCATCATTTCTCTGACGCTTATAAAACCAATGGTTCCGCTCTGTTTAGATTTTGTAGCAAACATTTCAACTACGCTGACATGACTATTCAATACAGCGGCAAAACCATCTATTTTCCTATTCTTCGATTGCTTTGTCGGCATCCAATTATTGTTACGATCTTGAACTAGCTTCACGTTAGAAAGATACCACCTAAAAATTTTCTGTTGGTTATAAATTACTTTTCCGTCTAAAAAGCGTTCTTTCAAATCTTTCATCGGACCACCAAGAGTAGTGAAGCCCTGAATAGCCTCTTCCATCACAAACCCGTAGTCAATCATTTGCCGATTCAAAATCAAACTGTTTCTCCTGTCATATCTGATTTTCAGTATTTTATATTTTTTTGATTGTTCAACAAACCAGTCAAAAACAAACTGGTAATCGACATAACTGCCTGGTGTCACAGTTAGATCACCTGATTTTATCCAAGTATCCAACCGTTGTTTATTATTGTCGTTGTTATATCTCTCTTGCGAAATCCAACTATGTTCTAGAACTGCTATTTCTCCAGTTTCGTAAATAGGAAACTCTAAATTAGCCGACGTGAAATCTTGTGTTTCTGATAAATCATATCCTCCAACACATTCTTCACCTTCCATCATTTCCCAATCAATTATTTTGTTATTCTTATTGATTGTCTGCATATCCAGAAACGATAGTTCGTCTATGTCAGAAAATAGATTGAACTGCTTAGTGATCCAGTCCGCTCGTTCCTGGGGACTATTACGTTCTGTTTTCCAATCAGTTACCAAATCAACAAATGACATTAATCCGATATTTGGATTAGCTTTGATCCAGTTTCTTGGATCATCCGCTTCAGAAACATCATCTAGCTTTGCTACAAAATAAAAAACCCGTTCATCTAGCCCATCTTCGAGATGTTCTAAACAATCGAGTGCATTGTCATAATATTGCATAAGCGGCCCATCAAGAACATAACCAGCTGTAGTTATATAAACGATCAGCGGTTGTCTTCGTGTACCACGAGATTTTTTTATTACATTGATCAATTTGAAATTAATGAATTCATGAATTTCATCAAAAATCGCAAAATGAGTGTTTAAGCCATCCAGCTTTTTACTATCAGACGCTCGAGCTTCCATTTTAGAGAAAGTAGCCTCATCTTTAATTAAGGATCTTTGCGGCTTATATTTTTTATCCAAACGCGGCGATTGTTTCACCATTTCTTTGGTTTTATCGAACAAAATAGAGGCTTGATCTTTTGCATTAGCCAACACATAGACATTGGCACCTTGTTCATGATCATATCCAAGCATGTAAGCAGATAGCCCACTGATAAGAGATGTCTTTCCATTTTTACGACCAACGAATGTCAAAGCTTCACGAAAACGCCGAATTCCTGTGTCTTTATGAATCCATCCGAACATCGAACCGATGATAAAATGTTGCCATGGTTGCAAAATAAATCGGTCAAAGTCACCTTCAGTCGGGCGGCAATTATCTTCAATAAAACGAATGGGACGATGTCCAATTTCTTCATCGAAAATCCACGGAAATTCTTCTGTTCCTTGCCGTTCTAAATCTAATACATGACGTTTAGCAGCAAGAATGTTTTCTTTGCTCGCAGGTATAGATCCATCAATCAATCGTTCAGCATACCAAGTGGTTAAAAGCTCAGGATATGGTTCTAATAAGATGCCTCCCCATGAAGCTTGTTCTTCTTTGTAATCAGCCCACCATTTTTCAAGTTCTGAATATGATAATGACATCAAGTCCATTCATCATCATCCTCGCTTTGAGCCATTTTTATAGCTAATTTAGCTCTAGCTGAAGGCGATAATCCCAAGTCACTTCCAAAAGACCGCATGTTTTTTGAACAAGTATCCAATTGTTTGATCAGTGGATTGCCAATATCTTCTGGATAATCTCTTTGCACTCTGGCTGCTTGATTTTGCAGTTTTAAATGTTCTGAGTACCAATAGCAATACATAGCCAGTGGATAAACATCACCGTTCGTAATTAAATCTATCTCAAGCAATTCTTCTTTCAAGAAATCAAACGCTTTTGTTGCAGATTCATTCAGCCATTCAGGAGCTCTGATATTGTCACTTTTCATTTGCAAGCGTCCTTCAGCATCTGCACGTTTCTTTAATTCTTTAGTATTTTTTTTATTAGGATTTTTTTGTAACAATTGCAATTTAGCACTTTTAGCTGGTTGTGGCATCTTATCACCTTCTTTCTATTTTATTAATTGCAAAATATTGTTATATTTAACCTGGAGGGTTCGTTTATGAATATAATTATGATCATAATAAAATTTATTGAAGAAAATAT